ATTAAATCCAAAATTTCAGATGAAGCACAATCTCTCAATCTAATCAAAAAGGTGAATAAATTACCAATATGAACGAAGCTGGTGGTTATGAAGCTTTTACACTATATCATGGCTTGAAATTGCATTTCTCAGGAAAATATGATTTCATAAAATATAATGGTAAGACAAATGTAAATAAAGACCAGTTTATGTTAAGAAAAGACAAATTTTCTTTTTATAAACTGTCTCGAAAATACAAACGTGAGGAACTTTTTGGCTTCTATATCTCTAACTTTCTTATTAATACTAATATTTGGGTTGGTGACTTAATGCAAGATGAAGCAGACCAAGAATATAAAAAGTGGCTTAAAACTCAACAATCTCTGTCTTATATTTTTGAACAAAATTTAAATCATATTTTTGATATGGTAGAAATGCCGGAAGAATTGCTAAAAGTGGTTGACGGGCAATACCCTTTGCTGTATAATGAATACTTACAAGGTAAAGTGAATCTGGAAACGATAATCATTCTCAATGATATTATGAATTTCTTCCCAATGTGGCAGAAAAAAGTGACAGATGATATCGTCTTTCCAGATTTCATTACCAAATGCGAGAAATACAAACCGTTTTTAAACTACGATAAAGCAAAATTCAAAAGTAAAATTAAGGAAAAAATATGTCAACTAGCGTAACAAAAATTTATGTTGATATGGACGGAGTTATTGCAGACTTCGAAAAACGTTTCAAAGAACTGACGGGCAAATTACCCTCTGACTATCGCACTGAAAAAGGTTTCGGCACCAATTTTCAAAAGATGATTGATGGTGGGCATTTTGAAACGCTTGATCAGATGCCAGATTTTGATGTTCTTGTACTCTTTCTGGAATCTGTCCCGGTGGAAAAATGTATTCTTTCCTCAACAGCTCGACCAGAAAGTAATTTTGCAGTTGCTATGCAAAAGATGCAGTGGCTTGCAAAAGTTGGAATTACTTGGCCCAAAATTTTTGTACCAGGAAAACATCTAAAGCAAGAACATGCAACACCCAATTCTATTTTGATCGATGATACTGCAATTGTTATCGATGAATGGAATGCAGCAGGTGGTATCGGTATTCTTCACACGGATGCCTTATCTACCATTGAAATGCTGAAGCAGCACCTTGATTTGAACTAAATATTCGTATATAATGATGTTTTGGACAAATCGCAATACAACACATACAACGCTTATATAAAGGAAAATACAATGTCATTCGCAAATCTCAAACGCTCATCGGGTAATCTGGAAAAGCTTGCAAAAGCTATCGAACAACTCAATTCCTCAGAAGCGCCCTCCAAAGAAGATCAATTCTGGAAACCTGAAGTAGACAAAGCAGGTAATGGCTATGCTGTTATTCGTTTTCTGCCTCAGCCTTCTGTTGATGGTGATGATGGTCTTCCTTGGGTTAAAATCTTCAATCACGGCTTTCAGGGTCCCGGTGGCTGGTACATCGAAAATTCACTGACTACTCTTGGGCAAAAAGATCCTGTCTCTGAATATAATTCGCAACTTTGGAATTCTGGAATTGAAGCAAACAAAGAAATCGCTCGTAAGCAAAAACGCCGTCTTTCTTATATCTCTAACATCTATGTCGTGGAAGATCCCAAGAATCCCCAAAATGAGGGCAAAGTTTTTCTGTACAAATACGGAAAGAAAATCTTCGACAAGATTAATGAGGCAATGAACCCACAGTTTGAAGATGAAAAGGCTTTGAATCCTTTTGATCTTTGGAGTGGCGCAAACTTCAAACTTAAAATCCGCAAAGTAGAAGGATATCAGAACTATGACAAATCGGAGTTTGAGTCTGCTTCTGTTCTTGGCGATTTTGGTGATGATAAACTTGAAGCAATCTGGAAATCAGAGCATTCTCTCAAAGAATTCCTCAGCCCAGACAATTTCAAGTCGTATGATGAATTGAGCGCAAAGCTTAACAAAGTTCTCGGTGTAGATGGTACTGTTGCACCTAAGACTACTGTCGAAAGCGCAAAAGCACCTGCTGCTCGCAAGCCTGCACCAGTCACTTCAGATACTTCTGATGATGATGACTTGGCTTACTTTAGTAAACTGGCTGAAGAAGAGTAAAATAAAAGGGGGCACAAGCCCCCTTTTTTTATTTCAATGGTGCTTGATTTTTTTCAATTACTACTCGCCAAATTCTTTGTACATTTCTTACATCAGCAGCCCTTGGTTCTGGCGCTTCAGGCAATGGTACTCTACTCGATTGATTATTTACTATATCTCTTGCGTTTGGAGCAGAACCCATTTGATATCCTCTTGATAACATTCTTTGTCTTTCCAATTCAGCCGAGTTTTCTCCCAATAAATCACCAGAAGATTGAGGTACTGAATAAGGTGTGACAGTTTCCTCAGGTGTTGCTGTCGCTGCGGATATATTTGTTCTATCTTCTGGTGATATTGCCATCTCAGACAATAAACGCCCAGTTTTAGGATCTGTTTTAAGTGGTCCAACAAAATTTACTAAATCTTTTCTGAGACCTGTTTCAGGATCGTAATACTTACCATATCTTTGAAACCATCTTTCTTCTTGATTTTTTCTTTGTTGGCCAGTTGAACCCTCTCTAACAGATTGTGACAAAGTGGGAGCATATTCCGGCATTCGTTGTAATAACTCATCTGTTGAGGGTCCGCCAGACGTTGATACATACGGATTTAAATCGGATCCTCTTGCTATTTCCAACAATGCTTCTCGTCCACCTGGAAAATTATCAATTTGCCTTAAATCACCGCTATCTAACATATTCCTTGCTTGTTGTGGACTTAATTGAGATAAATCTTTCATATTTCTGGCAAGATTCTCTAAAGCTTTTGCTCCACCGTAAATCAGAAGAAGGGGCAAACCAATAACCCCTGTAACTCTTGCAAGTAAGGGCAATAGGTTTTTCATAAAAGGAAAAAGACCAAGTCTTAACCAGCTTAATGATTTTAAAATTGAAGTGAATAATTTTCCAATAAGTGTTTTTATTCCACCAAAAATTGTTCTGATTAATGCAGCTAATCTATTTAATATCGGTCTTAATATTTTTTTGAATAGCCCAGCTAAAGATTTAAGTAAAGTTTTGAAAACTCCAAAGACAGAACCAATTACTGCACCTAAAGAACTAAGTAAACCATCTTTCTTTTCTTCTTCTTTCTTCTCTACAATTTGAGGAGAAGTTTCTAAAAATGATTTTAATATTGTTACAAACTCTCCATGCCTTCTTTCTTCCTCCATTTGCTTTTCTTCCAGAAAAGCTCTTTCTGTTTCTCGACGTTTTGAATCTCTCTCATCAATTCTTTTAAAGAAATCAAACATCTGATTCAATACATCCATTGATGAAGCATTCAAATCCATCGGCTTAGAAGTTGTTATTCTGGTGTATTTTCTTTTTTTAGGTCCAGCAAAATATTCAATATCTCTTTGTGATCTTCCTGTTAATTTACCAACAATGGCTGCCGATAATTTACTACCTCCTGTAACAAATCTAGCTACATTCATAGGATCAAATTTCTCTTTAATCCCGGTGGCTCTTGCTTTCATTTTCTGTGAGATTGAACGCCCAATAGAAGAACCTACACCACTACCAGAAAGTATTTTTGTTGTTATTAACGAAGTTAAACTTCGTCCTCTTATATCTTTTGCTGTCTGATAGTCCATTTTTAGATTATCCTACTAAGGGGTGTGCGTTATGCATTGGGTCAACACTTATTGAAACTCGCTTTTGTGTGACCACATTTTGATTGTTTAGTAATAAATTTCCAGACGAAGCAGTAGAACTGAAACTATCCATCAAATCGGAGAATTGTATTGAACTATTATTCAGTATACTACCCAATATATTCGTATTGACTGATTCAGGATTCAAACTTTTTCTTTCTCTTAGGTTTACTCTATTGATGAGGCCCCTTAAAAAACCTTCCGGATCTTTACTACCCTTTAATGCTGCCGAAAATGCTCGCTTTATGTTCTCAGGATTTTTATCAAACTCAGCCATCTTTCTGATAAATTCTTCAGGTGTTTTTGCTCCTTGAGCATAGGATATTGCTTCATCTAGACCGACAGTATACTGTTGTATTCTTCTGTCTGCCATATAGATGATAACTCTGGGATCATTTGCTATATCTGGTGGAAATTTAGCTTGCAAATATGCTTGTATTGGATTAACCACCTTTTTCGCATAATAATCCATTTGAGCGTATCGAAGTTCTTCAGCATCTAATTTTAACCATTTAACATCAAACTCTTTAGAGCCGAGAGTAACATTTTGTAACCCTAGGTG